TTCCTATACTTTGCTGTTTTCTTAGCAATCTTCAGGGGTTGACGGACAAACTGCTTACCCTTACGTGTACCAGCACGTTTAGCACGGGTTGTCGCAGCATACTCAGCAGAAGACAGAGACTTGATGGCTGCTTCTGGTAGGTAACGCTCACCTGTATCGGCAGACTTCTTACCTGACTTAGTGCGCCATTTCTGTTTTGTCCATTTCTTCAAACTCTCTTGGGGCTTTTTCATGAGGTGTAACCCCCACCTGCTTTCTTATAGCGTGACGCAAGCAACTGCGCTTTTCTCGCACTCCACTGACCAGCTTTACCGCCTTTTGTGCCAGCTTTGATAGCGTTGAACATTCGCTTACGCATGGTTGGTTTGGTATAGTTACCTGCCTCGTTCACACGAGACTTCTTTTTAATCTTTAAATCTCTCATGATAAAAAAGAGGGAGCAAAAGCTCCCCCTCTCCTAATCTACTAGGCAGTAGACAGTGCGATTGCACATGCAGGACGCAGGACGTTGTGACCCATTGCGTACTTAGCAACCATCAGTGTACCCTGACGATTGATTTGGTACTCAGATTCAACACCCAAGTCCATCAGCTTAACAGTAGCAACTGCGTCTTGTGTCATAACCATACCACGGATTTTCGCAGCAAGGTCAACAAGGTTTACACCGTCAGTTGTAGTGTTAGTGATGTCGTATGCAGTTGTACGGCCTGAACCAGCAGTGTTAGCCAGAGGACGGTTGCCCTTAGACTGACCCTTAGAAGCACCAGATGTTTCAATCAGGTCTGATACTACCAGATGGTTAGACATGTACACAGGCATACCTGCAATGTTAGGTACTGAAGCGTCAGCTACAGAACCATTACCACCGAAATCACGGTTCATGAAGGTCAGCTTGTTACCGTCAGTCACGTCCATCAGTGCGTAGTACTGTGCAGGTGGGAGAACTACGAAAGCACCATCAGTTGGTACGTTGTTCTCATCCATTTCTTTACGAGCATCGAAGATAGCTTTCGCAATCTTTGCAGGGTCTGTTGCATCAGCAGCAGCAGTACCGATAGTGATGTTGTCAGTAAAGTCTTCTTCACCAAATGAAGAGTAGTCCTGTACAAGTGCAGCAGCACGAGTAGCGTTAGTTGACAGAGAAGCCTTGATAGCCTGACGAAGAATGTTCTTGTCAGCTTCTTTAGCCAGTGCGATACCTGCTTCTTTTGAGTAGATGCTACGCACGTCATAGTGGTTGATAGCTTCATCAATAGAAGGAATGAACTGTGCTGAAATCAGCAAGTCATCAATGGTAACGATACGCTCACCAGCACGGATTTTACCGCCAGTGATTTCGTTTCCAGGGGTCAGGTACTCAGCACTTGCACGACCTGTCATCGGGAACTGAGCAGACTTACCTTTAGTAATCGTACGAGTACGTACCAAAGGCATCATGATATTTTTTGCCTCAAATGCAGTAAGGACTTCCCCAGCATACAGCTTCAGGAAAAGGTCACGTACGTCACCTGAGAGGTTGTCTTGACCTAGACGGGATACGTCATAGGCTGGATTGGATGCACCTTGCATTGCCATTTTATCACCTCATTGTGTTTAAGTTAAAGTAGTGCCTCAACCTTACTATTACTTTCTCTAAGATTGTCCCTCGCAAGGGGTCAAATGTACTTGTTACTAGTAATCTTGAGAGTAGGGTTTCCCCTTCTAAGAACACCCGTGTAGATGTGCTTAGAAGGAGAGGGGGTACGAAACCCCCAATCCCATGCAACGGTTAGAACAGGCTAGACCTACGTAGCTTATCAGCTACCTGTTGCCTGTAGGCAGGGTCTTTGTCGTATCTGGGGTCTTGCATTGCAGCAGTTAGTTCTGCTGTGCTTTCAAATCTCCCGCCTGTGGTCACCGCACCAGTACCACCTTGTACTAGGCTTGGCTCTCCCTCAGAACGATACCGTGCGTGTAGTCCCTGCACAGCTAGTCGAATCATGTCTGGATTCTGACTTTCCATAGTTGCATTATAGGCATCAATATCTTGTTCTGGCAAGTTTTGTGATGCCCATTGCATTAGAGTGTCATACTCTGCTTCGCCACCAACAACACTTTTAATCTCAGTTGTCATCTTTTCAGCGACTGCGTTCTGACCTTCAATCCAGCTATCCACCATTTCTGGTGGGAAACCAGCTTGCTCCAACGCTTCGTAGGCTTCCTCAGACAGCCCACCTAACTCTGCGTACTCCTGTTGGAATACGTCAAAGTCGAGGCCACGTTCATCCATAAGCTCGGACACTTGATTAGGTGTCTCGCTACCAGAATATTCTTCGGTGTCCGTGTCCTCTTGTCCTTGTTGTCCCATCTTACTTTCAAGCTGTGAATAGGCTTTTGCCATATCCTCAGGGGACTTAAACTTTTCAGGTAGCCAATCGGGACGCTCTTGTCCAGCAGATTGGGACTCTTCTACCTTGTTCAGCATAGCCTCAACGTGTTCTTGAGACTCAGGCTTGGGTTCTTGATAAGTATTTACGGTCTCTGCCATTCATTACTCCTGTAAAGCAGCACGAGCAATCTCAGGTGCAGCACTCTGTGCCATACCCATTGCCCCTTGTTCTAACATTTGTTGTTGCATCATCATCTGTTGTTGCATTTGTTCCATCTGTTTCTGTTCTGCTGACTTGATTAGACCAGACGTGTCGATACCCAACGAGGCAGCAAGTCGGTCAATGTAGTCACCCAGATTCATTTCAGACGCAATAACCTCTGCCCCCAGTGGCTGAAGATACTGCAAGAATGTTGCAAGTTTGTTCAAGTCTTGACCACGACCAAGAGCCTCAATACCAGTAACGACAGTAGGTTTAACACTATCCTTAGGCATCTTTGGCATCTTACCCTGCTTGACAAGTGAGTCTAGTAGCAGGTTAATCAATGGTAGCTGAAACTCCTGAGACAAGATTGAGTATACACCACCCAATGCAGTCTCTAGTTCTTGTGCCATGAAGCGAACTTCTTCGGCTGTTACACGTTCAGCACTACGCTGTACACTACTATTCAATAGGAACGCTGATGCAAGTCTGTCGTTAATCATACGCATAGTCTCAAGGGCTACACGGAAATCACTAGACTTCTGTACCTGTAGTGTAGATACATCGTTAGCATCACCAGATACAAACGCACCGTTTGGTGCTTTGGCTAGTGTTGCACTCTTAGTTGTACCGTTAGGACGTACCATAAATAGTACTTTACTTGATGCTGCACTTCCTTGTACAATAGCCTGAGTTAGTGCTTCAAGGCTACGTAGGTCACCAATATATTCCTCAATGAAACCACGTCCGTAGTCTTCGCCATCAATACGTATAAACCGTAGAGGTAGGAACGGCATGGTATCTTCTTTGAACTTACCCCGTGAGTTAGGTATCTCAATACCTGAAACTTCTTGATGTACCTCATACCCACCATCCATACGCTTTAGGCACGTATACAAGTCGTAACTTTTTACTGGTGTTTCTGAGGGTGGGATTAGTGCTTTTGCTTCGTCAGGTAGCATCAATGGAGAGATGCTTTCCTTTGTGATAATTTCTAGTACATTACCCATTGCGTCACGTTTGACACAGTAACGGTCTGGGCGGTACACTTTCATACCACCTTGTTTTGGCATGTAAACCAATGCGTTACCAGTTACGATAAGTAGTTTGAGTGCTTCAAACACTGGTACACGGATTGCTTTACCTTCAATCTCCTGCATTGCTGCACGTTCAATACGTGCTAGTCCTTCTTCAACCTGTCCACGATTGTCTCCTGCAATCTCTTGTAAGTCAAAGTCATCAATCGTCAGACGGAAGAAAGGACTGTTAGGCGGCAGCAGGGCAAGAAGTAACTTAGATGCAAGGTTATTAACACCCCTTGCCCCAATGCCTTGATACGGTGTGGCATAGATAGATACACTACTATGTCCTTCGTCTGGCAAAAGAGTAGGGATAGTTAGCTTTGCTGCATCTCGTCCACGCTCTAGGAACGTGTCACGTTCACCTTCTAGTTGGCTGTAGCGTTTAGCTACTGTTCCTACATCTCGTTCCATCTACTTATCCTTTTGGAATGTTAAGACCTGATGCGCCTTCACCACCGACTTGTGCGGCTGTAGTCTGTCCTGCAATCAAAGCACGTTTACCTTTACGTCTACGTCTTAGCTGCTGGCTTCCTGTTGTGCCTGTCTCCAAAGTCATTCCATCGTCACCAACTTGTCCCTTTGCTGCACCTGTACTACTTGACGGTGCTGCTGGAGGTGGAGGAGGCGGTGGAGGCGGTGGAGGGGCTGGTCTGCTTCTGCGTCCACCCATCTTACTGTCCTTGTCCTGTATTTACGCCTGAGGTTGGTATCTGTAGACCTGAGCCTGTGCTACCTACCTGTGTTGAAACGTCTTTTGTAATATCCGTACGCAATGCCCGTTTGCCCCTACGTTTGCGAGACATCTTATCTGTATCCAGTTCGGTGTCTTCTAGCTCTAGTTCAGGGGTTTTTGTCACGGCTGTGACAGGACGAGCAGGGGCTGGAAGTGGTTTTGGAGTTGAACTCCCAAATAATCCACCCATGTTAATCTTCCTCGAAATCTGTGTTCTGCATTTCTCTGAGCTTGTTTAGTACAGATTGTTGCCCCCTAAGGAACGCAAGCTCCTCAGGGGTAATCTGTTCTAGCGGTAGTCTGTCAGGGTATATACTATCCAGATGCTCTAAGAGTGCCACAGTTATGTTAAAGTTGTTACCTAATACTCTCATGGTGCAAACTCCGCTAATGTTGTAACTTTAGGTATTTATGTCAACAAGTTCACACGCACCTGCACTACAAGCTAGAGTTTGTGACCCACTGGTAGTGTCTTCTTTCTCATATAGAGACAGAGCCGACCAATCAATCGCCTTTGGCATCTTCGCAGACAGTTCATCATACTCTTCCTTTGTGATGTCTTGGTATGGGGCTTGTGCATAAGTGTGGTCACTGTGTGGCAGGAACGAGATACCAGAGCAAATGTCAAAGTTCTCGTATACCCATGCTCCTACTTCCATCCACTCTGCATCACGTACTGTGATAGTTACAGATGGTTTGTGTTCACACCACGCTAGAGCGTAGTTCTTCCATAGTTCTAGTTGTTCCAACGCTGTCATATCATCACGAGTAGTAGCCCCATGAGGCGACTTCATTGGGAAACTGAACACTGTAGTAGCATCTGGCTTCATGACACACGGTTCAGCAGGAATACCAGCATCCTTCATAAACTGTGTAAGTGGGTCTTTGTTATCACCACGAACAGTACGGATGTAGTACTCACTATGACGTGCATGGATACCTGACGCACTGTCTACTAGCTGTGACACTGTACCAGATGGTTTGACGCATGTGATAGCAGCAGATTGTTCAATACCAAACTTCTTAGCAAACTCAGCATTGGTGTCGATGGCTGTCTGCTTCATCTCGTTCAACCAACGAGGACTATCTACCGTCTTAGATAGCAGACGGTTATCCATAATACCTGTTAGAGATACACCCAGCAACCGTTCTTCTTCTGTATTCTTCTTCCAGATGTTTCGTAGGTACGGCATCTTTGTGAAGGTTGATTGAATTGTACCTAGAATAGTAGCAAGACGTACCTTACGCTTCAGGTTATCTAGGTCATCTGTTTCACGTACAACAACCTCAGTCAAGTTACAGAACTGGTAGGGACGTAGGATAATCTCAGAGCATGGGTTAGTACCCCACTCGTGTCCTGTCTCACGTCTACCGTTACGTTCTACGTGCTTGTCTGCTGCAACACGGCTAAAGATACCACGCTCACCTGACTTAGATTCAACCAGAGCCAACCACTCACGAATGAATGTCTCCATGTCTGGCTTCTCAGTGTAGGCAGCAGAGTTATTAGCCAACGCACGTTGACCCTCGTTCTCCCACCATGAGCCTGACTTGGCGTGTGCCATGCGTCCGTCACTCAGATTAGACAAGCTAATCATTGCTGACCTACGTACACCACCAACAACCACAACCTCACCAATCTTACACATGATGTCGTGAGCTTCAAGGCTGTTTAGCTTACGTCCAGCAGCTTGCTTGAACTTAGCAACTACAAACTTGAACAAGTCTTCAAGAGGTTCTGCACCTGATGCACGTCCACCAAATGTCTTCAGTCGTGAGCCAGCAGGACGTACGTTTGATGTATCCCACTTAGGAATGTCACCTGAGTAGAGGTGGGACATGAGCTTGTGAAGTGACTTAGCCCAGCCTTCCTTGCTGTCCTTCACAACAATCACGTCATCACTGTATTCCAACGCTTCTGGAATCTCAGGCAGCTTGGTAATGAACTGACGCTCAACAGAGAAGCCTACACCTGTACCACACAGAAGGATAAACATAGCCTCATCAAAGGCACGGATGTGGTCTACTGGTAGGTAGCTACAGTTGTATATACATGTGTTATCACGGTCTGCTGCTTCACCTGCTGTCATCAATGCTCTCATGGATGGCATGACATCTAGGTTGAGGATAGCTTCTTCTAGTTCATCCCACGTCTTGTTAGGCAGCTTTACTTTGCTGCCCATGAAGTTGATGTATCGGGCTACAGTCTCTGCCCATGTTTCCCGTCTACCCTCATCGTCCAGCCACCGTGCGTAGCGGCTGGTTGCAATAAAGGTTTGGTAGTCTGTTGGTAACAGGTTGCTCATCGGTTATCTCCCTCACCGTGTAGTTTTCCACGAACCTGACGGTCATTTAGCTTTTCTAGGTTCTTCTCTACTACTACTTCTAATGAGATACCACAATCATGTGCGAGGTTTGCAAGATACCACAAGACATCACCCATCTCTAGTTCAATCTTTTCACGCTGCTCATCCAGAGGGATACCATCACGCATCATCTTCTTAATCTTACCTGCTACTTCACCAGCCTCTTCAGCCAGCCCCAGAGCAGGATATGATACTGCATACTTCTTAGGATAAACAGCAGTCTTCAGGGCTTCTCGTTGATACTCTGCAAATGT